AGAAAAAGAAGAAAAGCTAATGGGTGAGCTTAAAGATTGGGTAGATCAAGATTGGGTTCGTATCGGCACTGACGGTTCCATAAAAGGCCCTTGTGGTACGTCAAAAGATAAGAAAAACCCAGATCGTTGCTTGCCTCGCAAAAAAGCTCAAAGCCTTTCTAAAGAAGAACGTGCAAAAACTGCTCGTAAAAAGAAACGTGCAGGAGCAAAGGGAAAAACTGTGGTATCTAATACTAAAAACGCTAAAGTTCGTAACATGGAAAATGGTGGTGCTGTAGAAACTAATTCTAAACGTAAGTTTAATGGCAAAAACGTACCCGGCACTGCTGTTGCAAGGGGTTGCGGTAAAATAATGTCCAACCGAAGAAAGCGCACAACAGGCGCTGTAAGCCAATCATAAGGAGTTTATCATGGCTATGAAGAAAAAAGGCTACCGAAGCGGTGGCAAAGTTAAGAAAATGTCCAAAGGTGGATCAGCAGGCGGTAAAACAGTTCGCCGTATGTCCAAAGGTGGAGCCACTGGTGGCAAAAAAGTTATGCGTATGACAAAAGGTGGAGCCGCTGGCGGTAAGAAGTCACTTGCTTCAGCAAGAGCATCTCTTCCTGCTGGCTATAAGATAGTTAAAAAATAAAATATGGCTTATTTGCACAGCAATATACCTTATTTTAAGGCATGGGTTCGTCGTGAATACACTCATAATCATGAGGATTATCACGGCGAATTCCTGCACGCTATGGTCATTGGTGTAACAACAATACCAAACAGATGCTTGAGTTTTCAGGTTATATTTACTGGAAATGAGGCCGAAGGCGAAGATGAAGACACAGTGCATGGTGGTGCAATGTGGGCTAGAATGCCAATAACTGCACTTGTAGGTGACATTCCCTTAGAAGAATGGCCTGAACCTATGAAAACATATGACGCACAGCCTTGGGATTGCGCCTCTCATACTCATTCTGTCTATGTTATGGATAGAACCACTCCTTGCCCGTGGATGGCGAAAATTAACGGTGAAATGCACCCTGCAAAGTATCTATTTACCGTTGATTACACAGATAGCGAGGTCGCGGATGATCCAGCGCAGCATAAACAAAACCATGTACTCCAGCTATTAGATGCTGGTGAATGGACGGGTAATATTGTTGCCTTACCTAACAACCGTGTGCGCGTAACGCACCCTGCGTGGTTTCAGACGGGAGAAGGCGCTCCTGACTTCAAGCCATCTCAGCATATACATTATTCTAAATCTGATTTAGACTACACATTAGATGTTAACAAGGTTTTCGATAACCTTTATAACGAGGAATGACATGACCGTATCAGGCTCCAAGGACTTTGAATTAGATGTAGCAGACTACATTGAAGAGGCTTTTGAGCGTTGCGGCTTAGAAGTGCGAACAGGGTACGATTTAAAGACCGCAAAGCGCTCTTTGAACCTTTTATTTGCTGATTGGGCCAATCGTGGCCTTAATCAATGGACTATTGCGCAAAAAAACTTCACTGTAACCTCTGGAGATGGTGATGAGCCTCTAGGGGCTGACGTAATCGACATATTATCCCTTGTTGTACGTCGAAGTGGCACTGATTTCTCTTTAAGTCGCATTAGTCGTGACGAATACCTCAGTATTCCAACAAAAACCACTACAGGACGCCCTACGCAGTTTTTTGTTGATAGGCAGATAAATCCAGTGCTTAAATTGTGGCCTTTGCCCGATAATAGTACCGATGTGGTCCTTTTTGACGCCTTAATACGCATAGATGATGCCGATATTTACACCAATACTACGCAAGTTCCCTTCCGTTTTTACCCTGCTTTAGCGGCTGGTTTGGCCTATTATATCGCCTTAAAACGCGCTCCAGACCGTGTTCAAATGCTTAAAACAGTGTATGAAGAGGAGTTAAATCGTGCAATGGACGAAGATAGAGATCGTGCGTCCTTCCGCGTTGCTCCAGATTTAAGGAATTACCGATATGTCTAAATATGCCACAGGCAAATTTGCATACGGCATATCTGATCGTTCAGGGTTCCGTTATCGCCTGAGAGACATGAGAAAAGAGTGGAACGGCCTTTTAGTCGGAAAAGACGAGTGGGAGAGGAAAGAACCGCAACTTGAGCCTTTAAGAGCAGTTCCTGATGCACAATCCCTTAGAAACCCACGCCCAGAACAGAATTTGTCTGAGCAAAGGAATATCCAATATGGGTTTAATCCTGTAGGTCTTAAATTTGACTTTGGTTTAACGCCTAATAACTTAGTCGCAACTGGATCAGTTGGTAGCGTTACGGTGACAGAATCATGAGCTTTACATATGCAGAATTAAAAACAGCTATTCAGAATTATACTGAAAACACAGAGACAACCTTTGTGAATAGCATAGATATTTTCATTAAAAACGCAGAAGAGCGAATACTAAAGATTTCTCAGCTTGATGTTTTTAGAAAAAACCAAACTGGTGTTCTCACTCCGTACTCAGCAGACGCCGTAAACTCCAAGTTTCTTACGCTTCCTAGCGATTTTTTAGCTCCATTCAGTCTTTCTTACACTAACAGCAGTGTAAAAGAGTTTGTTTTGTTTAAAGATGTAAACTTTGTTCAGTCTTTTAACCCTAACGAGGCCACAGTTGGAGCACCACGCTACTACGCCCAATATGACATAACGCACTTTATATTAGCACCAACTCCAAACGTGGCTTATCCAGTAGAGCTTCATTACTTCTATCGCCCAGCCAGTCTGACTGGTGCAGGAGACTCTGGAACAACTTGGTTAAGCATAAACGCCTCTGTTGCCCTCTTGTACGGCTCTCTGATTGAGGCTTACACGTTTATGAAGGGTGAGAACGATTTAATTCAGAACTATACTCAGAGATTCACTGAGGCTATGTCTCGTGTTAAGAACTTTGGCGAATCACAAGAAGTTACTGACGCTTACCGCACTGGTTTAATCATGAGGGAGAAAACATGATACCTAGTATGAATATTGGCCTGCCAGACGATTACAAAGTAGAGGTTCATACCTCTAACGGACGAGGCTTTACCCCTGAAGAAATTGCACAACGATGCGCAGATAAGATTGTTTCGGTTTCTGAGACTGCTCATCCTGCAATTCAACAGCAAGCCCACGCTTTTAAGCAAGACATAGTTAAGCTGGTAGAATTTTATTTAGCTGATGCTGTGCAAAACGACAGAACTACTGTATATAACGCATTAACCGACGCAGGACATCCAGAGCTTGCGTCACTTATAAGGAGATTGTGACATGGCCTTTAATGGTAACTTCATGTGTACGAGCTTTAAGAAAGAGCTTCTTGAGGCCAAGCACAACTTTTTAGCGAGTGGGGGCAACACGTTTAGGTTGGCACTGTACACTAACAGCGCAACATTTACTGCGGCAACTACTGCGTACACTAGCGGTAATGAAATCAGCAACACTGCGGGTAGCGCGTATGTTGCGAAGGGTGTGGCCTTAACGAACGTGAACCCTTCAGCTTCTGGAACTACCGCTTTAACAGATTTTGCTGATGCCTCCTATAGTTCTGCAACATTTACGGCTCGTGGCGCTCTAATCTTTAACGACACCGCAACTGGTGATCCTTCTGTGGTTGTTCTAGACTTTGGTGCGGATAAATCAGCTAGTAACGGCACATTTACTGTTGTATTTCCCACAGCCGATGCAAGTAACGCGATTATCAGGATAGCCTAATGACTGATATGGTTGTTGCCTATTTAGGGTGGAACTCTTCTAGCCAAGGTTGGAATGGTAGCACTTGGGGCAACAACGTAGCTCTGCCCGGATCGACTGCTTCTGTAGGGGCAGTTACCGTTGTAGGAACCGCCGTACAACCTGTAACGGGTTTAACTTCCACTGCATCAGTTGGCGCAGTTACCGTTACAGGAACAGCTAGTGTAGCAGTAACGGGGATAGCAGCCACAGGCTCACCCGGTGCTACTACAGTAGTAGGAACAGCAAATTTAACGCTTACAGGCGTTGCTGGAACAGGCCAAGTTGGAGATGTTAGCGCACTTGTCGTCGGTAACGCCAATGTGGATGTCACAGGTCTTTTTGCTACCGCAAGCGTAACACCGATTCAGGTTCTTGTATGGAGCGATGTTGTCCCCAACCAGAATCCGAGTTATAACCCCGTAACACCACCCTCCGCTTCTTCGTGGAACGTGGTAGAACTATAGGAATTTAAAATGGCTAGTACATATGTCAACAATTTACGCCTTGAGGAAATCGGCACTGGTGAACAGTCTGGTACTTGGGGCGATACAACGAATACGAACCTAGAAATAATCGGTCAGGCAGTCGCTTGGGGGACCAGAGCAATTGCGAACGCATCTACTGACAACATTACGATTGCAGACGGTGCGCTGGACGCAGATAGATGTCTTGGGCTGAAGCTCACAGGCGGCGGTCAGGCTTGTGCTGTTACGTTGCTTCCCCTTACCAGTTCTAAAACTTGGTTTATCCATAACACTACAAATTCTACTTTAACATTTAGGGCAGGGTCTGACACTACGAGTGAGCAAGTTGCGATTCTCGCTGGTGAAACAAAAGTTATTGCGACAGACGGTCTTGGTGCTGACAGCATTGTTTACGATCTTCTTACTGCTGTTAACCTTGCAGGAGTTACTAAAGTTGATGACTTGATAGTTGGTGACGATCTGGTTGTTGTGGATGATGCTTCCGTAGGTGGCATATTAGGCGTAACAGGCGTCCTGACCACCACGGCTGCGACTGTCTCAAATGGCGGT